GTGTTCGCACCGTTTAGGCACGCCATTGACATCATTGCGGAAGAACTTAAAGCAAATGGGATTGACGCGGAGACCATACATGGTGGGATAACTGCAACCAAACGCACCGATATATTTGCTAGGTTTCAGACAGAGACTAACCCGCAAGTCCTTGTAATACAACCGCAAGCGGCGGCGCATGGAGTTACGCTACACGCTGCTAACGTTGTAGTTTGGTGGGGTCCGATTACATCTATAGAAACATATTTGCAGGCGAACGCACGTGTACACCGGGCCGGGCAGCGTAACCCTTGCACCGTTGTTCACATTCAGGGTTCACCCGTAGAGAAAAGAATCTACAAGATGTTGTCAGAGAAGGTTGATATTCATGCACGATTAATCGACCTATATAAAAATATTGTGCAAGGTACTTGACAAAGTACAAAGTAGTATTAATATAGTAGTTATAAATATAAGGAGTGCTTAATGAGTGAAGTAAATGCCGAGAGGCTGGCTAAGATTTACACAAAAATCCGTGCCAAACGTCTTGAGTTAGAAAAAGAAGTAGCGTCGCTACAAGAGCAACAAGACTTAGTTGCTAAAGAAATACTAGAGTTGTGCAAGGAACAAGGTGTGCAAACCATGCGTACGGAATACGGTACGATTTCAATGCGCACATCAAAACGATATTGGACTAATGATTGGCAGTCCATGTACGATTTCATCAAAGAGCATGATGCATTTGCGTTGCTACATCAACGTATCAACACTACAAACATGAATCAGTTCTTAGAAGAAAACCCCGATCTGCATCCGCCGGGGTTAAATGCGGACGCAACACAAACTATTGCAATTGTTAAAAGATAGGAGAAGTGCATGAGTAATGAATTATCTGTATTAGGATCGGGTTTACCTAGTTATTTAAAAGAAACCCAGTTAGACGACACTACCAAAGCCCTGATGGGTGGAGGTGGTTCAGGTGGTATGAAGCGTATCTCCATCAAAGGTGGTGTATGGCGCATGATGGTTAACGGCAAAGAAGTAGCAAAGAACGAAGACCGTGCAATGAACGTAGTTATCGTAGCCGCTTCACCAAAAGTATCTCGTACGTTTTACGCTAAGACGTATGTAGAAGGCGAAGTAACTGCGCCTGACTGCTGGTCTGCTGATGGCGAAGTACCTAGTCCAAAGTCTGAGAATCCACAATCCAAGCGTTGCGTGGACTGCCCACAAAATGCCAAGGGTTCAGGTCAAGGTGATAGCCGTGCTTGCCGTTATAGCCAGCGTTTGGCGGTTGTATTAGCTAACGATGTTGGTGGCGAGATTCTTCAGTTAACATTACCTGCTTCATCTATCTTTGGTTCAGGCGAGCCAGGAAAATGGCCTTTGCAAACTTATGCCAAGATGATTGGTAGTAAGGGTGTACCCATCACTGCGGTTGTAACTGAGATGCGTTTTGATACTGATAGCGCAACACCTAAGTTAGCTTTCAAACCAGTCCGTGTATTGGACGCAGAAGAGCATGCGGTTGCAATTCAGCAAGGACAATCTGCTGCGGCTAAATCGGCTATTACCATGACGGTTGCAGAAGTAGATAATGCTAAGCCACCTGCTAAACTAGAAGCCAAGGCAGAAGCAAAGGTTGAATCCGTAACCGTTGAAGCAGAAGTAGTCGAAGAGCCTACCAAGCGTACAGCGAAGAAGGAAGAAGCCCCCGCTCCTAAGAAAGATATTTCGAAGCTGCTTACCGAGTGGGATGACGCATAATGCCAAAGGGATATTCGCTTCTGATGGCGGATGAGATCAAGTCCGCCGACTCTCAGCTATTGGGGGTTCAACTAGGTAGGGTTTGTATTAATAAGGATATACCCGTATCTGACGTAGCGAGTTTCTTTGGAGTGAGCCGAATGACTGTATATTCTTGGTTTCGAGGTAAATCTATAGTCTCTGGCAAACATGCTGAGAAGATGAAAAAACTAGTTGATAAATTGAAATAAGCTTATGAGGGGGGCTAGGTTAGCTACCGAAAAGGGTGTATGCCGTCACACCCCTGCCCATTCCTTTTTATAACAACGACGGCTCATATAGGACGGCTATGCTTTCGAGGACAGAGTTTCTTTCTTTAGTATTACCACCCCTACAGGAAGGGGAGAATTACTGCATTTGGGGCAATGATTCCCAAGGCAATATAAGACAGAAGTTTGTAAGTGGTATCGAAGAACTAAGTGCTAGAGCAGATAAGCTACTAGAAGATAACTACAACGCATTCTTTGCACTGGCTAAATTTGGTTCTGCCGATCAAGGTCGGTATGCAACTAACGCACTAGAACTTAAGTCTTTCTTTATTGATTTGGATTGTGGAGAAGACAAACCTTACTTAACACTAGACGACGGACTAGTAGCACTACGGCAGTTTTGCAAGACTGTTGGACTACCAAAGCCAACCATCATCCAATCGGGGCGTGGTGCACACGTATATTGGATTCTTGACACGGCTATAACACGGCAGGAATGGAAGCCCTATGCTGAACGGCTCAAGGCTGTCTGTGTAGAAAACAACTTCCATGTTGACCCTGCGGTACCAGCGGACGCCGCTCGAATTTTACGGATTCCTGAAACGATGCATTTGAAGGATATTACCAATCCTTTACCTGTGCAGATTTTGTACTCGGCACCAACCATAGTACTGAGTGATATAGCAGAAATACTAAAACCAACGGACGATATATTAAAGAGCATCGAGAAGTCTGAGTTCAAGCGCCCCATGGATGCGGTAACGATGGTATTGATTGGTAGTAGTCAGTCACGGTTTAAGACCATCATGCTTAAGTCTATTGAAGGTAGTGGCTGTAACCAACTGTTGCATATTTACGAGAACCAAACTACGATAGAGGAACCTCTTTGGCGAGCAGGGCTATCTATTGCCCATCAATGCGTGGACAGGGAAAAAGCAATTCACAACCTGTCTAAGAATCACCCCGAGTACAACGTACAAGATACTGATAAGAAAGCCAATGAGACCAAGGGCCCCTACACCTGTGAGACATTTAAGAAGCTAAATCCTAGCGGGTGTGAAGGTTGCCCACATAACTTTACTTCCCCAATTCAGCTTGGCAGGGAGATAGTTGAGGCGGAAGAAGAGCAGTCGGTTATGGAGATTGAGCCTATTACCAAGGAACTCAAAACCTACACCATACCCAAGTATCCGTACCCGTTCTTTAGAGGCAAGTCAGGCGGTATCTTTTTACATAAGAAAGCCAAAGAAGACGACGAAGAGTTTGATGACCTTGTGTATCCGTACGACTTTTACGTGGTTAAACGCATGGCAGACCCCGACCACGGCGAGACCATACTGCTTAGATTGCACCTGCCTAAAGACGGAGTACGTGAGTTCATCATGCCTTTGACTGCGGTGCTGGCTAAAGAAAAATTTAGAGACACGGTTGCATCGTATGGCGTGACCGTATTAGGTAAAAAACAGGATGAACTTATGTCATATGTAACCAAGTGGGTAGAGGAATTGCAGCTTACGTCAGGGGCAGAACAAGCCCACAAGCAGTTTGGCTGGCTAGAAAACGAGAGCGCTATTATTGTTGGAGATAGAGAAATCCGTGCCACAGAAATTGCATACAGCCCTCCATCTGCACCGACGTTGCCTATTATTCCTTTGTTCCAACCTAAAGGAGATTTTCATGTTTGGAAAGATGTTGTCAATGCTTACTCGAGAGAAGGCATGGAAGCTAGGGCATTTGCTTTTTTCATGGGTTTCGGGTCTCTTCTTATGCGCTTTACTAATCTTGACGGCTTTCTCCTTAATCTACTTAGTAGGGAGAGTGGTAGTGGCAAAACCACCGTCTTACACGCAATCAATTCCATATATGGTCGCCCAAAGGAACTACTCATGTCACCTAAAGACACTTACAACTTTAGGATGCAAAGACTTGGCACCATGCAAAACTTGTGCGCCACGCTAGACGAGATAACCAATATGCCTCCTGAGCAAATGTCCAATCAGGTATACGACGTTACGTCAGGTAAAGGCAAGAACCGTATGAAGTCCCAAGAAAATGCCGAGCGTTTGAACCATGCTAAGTGGGCTTTGGGTCTAGTCAGTTCATCAAACAGGTCCGTAACCGATTCGCTGCTATCTATAAAGAGCTTTCCAGAAGGCGAGTTAATGCGTATCCTGGAGCCCCATGTAAAGCCTGACCCATATGATGACCCGACTTGGTCTAAGCAACACTTCGGTAGATTAATGGGTAACTATGGGCACGCGATCGAGCCATATGCTCAAGCGTTAGTTGGGCAACTACCTATGGTTCTAGCAAAGATGGCTGAGATCCAAGCCAAGGTGGACTCGCATGCAGAGATTAGAAGTACGGAGCGCTACTGGTCTGCTATGGCAACGATTGCTATTACGGGCGGTACGATTTCCAAAACTCTAGGGCTACACGATATTAAGGTGCAACCTGTATTTAATTATGCAGTCAACTTAATTAAGGACACCCGCCTGCGTAACCGTGAGTATATGTTTGATAGCGACGAGTATTTGGGTGGTTTCTTGCAACGCCACTTTAACGAGACTTTGGTTATTAACGGCAACCGTGATGGTCGTACTGGTCTGGAGCATGGTCCAATTCGTGAGCCAAGTGGGGCTTTAACCATCCGCTACGAGCCTGACACCAAACTGCTTTATGTAGTGGTTAAGAGCTACCGAGATGATTGCGCTAAGAACTTTACCAACTTTGAAGAATCCCTAGTCCCATATCGCAAGAGCGGGGCTTTAGTTGGTATGAAGAAGAAACGTATGACTGCTGGCACCGTGGCTAATACCCAAGCAGCCGTGAACGCCATATGGTTTGACACAACAAAACTAGAATTTTTTAATGAGAACGTGCTTTTAAATGCTGACAATTCTGAACCTTCCGCTGCTGATCCAGTGGGAGAAGTTTAAACCCGGCACCTCTTTTTTTGTGCCTTGCATAGACCGACGTCTAACCCAGCGGTTTGTGGAGACAGAAGCTAAACGGCTAGGAATTAGTGTACTTTGTAAACAGGTAGTGGAGAAAGGGAAGTATGGTTTACGAGTCTGGAGAGTTGGTGATATACTCTGACGCAAGCACTCTTCTCTTGTCTCCTCGGACATAAAGAAGTTTAGGCCCCTGCTAGTCAGGGGTCTTTTTTTCAGTCTTCGTCGCTAAAGAACTTCTCTTCGATTTCAGCTTTTCTGTTGCGGTTAAACGTTACACCATTAATCATGTTCTTTTCCGCAGCTTGGCGAGCTTTTTGAGATCTACTTAAAGTGTCGCCTGTAATCCTGTCTTTTGGATTTGTACGCCTAGAGTTAAAAGCTTCTATCTCTTCTCTAGTTTCTGCCATCAAATCAGAATCTCCTGCAGTGCGTGCCATGTCGTACTTGTTAAGTAGGCGTTGTTTACGCTGGGCTACCTCTCGGTCATAGCCTTTTGCAGCAGATGTCTTTTCATAAGTAGAGGACAGAGAAGCAGGAGAGAAACCAATAATCTGCATAAGACCGTTATACGCACTAATATCTTCTTCAACTGGATCTCCTTTCAGAGTCAAGGCGCCTTCAGACATATACCGCATACCCTTCATGCCGTTACGTACCCAGCTAGGAACCAGCGACTCAATACCACGCATAGTTTGCCCTTCGTTCATAGCCTTAATACCACGCTCAGCACCGATTAAATAAGACCCAGCAGGACCAAACGCGTTCTTCATGGCAGACAATACATATCCATGCTCAGCAATACCACGTGGATCATCACGGAAGATTAGATCTTGAGCCACACCGGTACGGTTAGCTATCTCGAGATTGGTCAAGAAGTTTGTAGGACCCTTGTAGATTAGTTCACCAAAGAACGCTCTCATCTCTTCGTCAAAGTTAAATGGCTCGTCATCATCACCAAACAAGGCATTAAGCATCTGTGCCATGGTTTCTGCTATACCAAAGAACGGTAGCCCTTTAACCCCAGCAAAGGCACCAGCCATGCCGTAGATACCGAGAAGCTGGCGTTGTGCAATGCGGCGAACTTCTTTGCTTTCTCCTTTATATGCCTGATGGAAAGCCCGAGCTACGATAAAGGCGCTGTTCCATACGAATGACTTAAAGGTAAAGAACACACGCCCAACAGGAGACTGCATGTACTTAGGCGCAGTTACCGCCATACCTGAAGTGTTGATGTCCTTAACAGTAGTTACTGCATACTTGATAGCATCTGCCTCGCTCATACCCTGTGCACGGGCTAAATCAAAAGCAGCCACGGCAGTTACCCCACGGTTATAACGCTCAGTGGCGGAGAAGGGAATAGATAGAGTATCAAGAATCTTAGCCTTTACACCCAGATAATCGCCAGTTGTCATACGACGAGCTTCAAGAACTTCACGAGCCATGGTGTGCTCAAACTGAGCGTGATCCATCAAAGACTCATACAAGGCTTTGTATTTAGGATTCTTATCTAGTCCGTTGGCAACTACTTTACCCGCTGCAAGCATGGCGGAACTAGCTTTATCAAAGCCAAACTTAGCCCCTAAGATAGGCCAAGAGAACATTGGCAACGTGCTTAAGTTAATTAATGCAGACGAGATGTTACCTGCAATGTACTCAAAATAGCTAAACGCTGTAGCCGCACTGACTACTTTGCCGTAGGTAGGATTGTGGAAGAAAGCAGATTGTTCGTTAATTGTGTCAGATACAGCAGCTACGTCGTTACCCCCGTTTGCGGCAGCCTCATTTTTAACGCCAGTAATAGCACGGTCAATTTGAGGTGCGTACTCTGAATCAGCCAACTTACGAGACCACTTAATCATCGTATCGCCGTAGCCACGGACAATATCTCGCTCCATGCCAAGAACATCTTCGGACTTCATAAAACGCTTAGAGATTGACTCGGCTGGCATCAAGGCTAAGTAAGACTGATAGACGCTATCAATCATGGCGTCAGTAGCCCCTTGTGTCTTCAAGTCTTGAATAACACTACCAATAAACGTGGTAGGTGGCACCTCACTAGCTACAAAGCGGGCTTCATGTAAGTTGCGATATTTACGTACTTTAGTGTTAGCAGGTAGGTCTTTAGCGATAAAATTATCCCGCTCACGAGAAGACTCAAATGCCTGAACAGCACGTTCTCCCGTCTTAGGATCAGCATACTCTACCCAAAAATCTCCACGACGTAAAAACGGTATATAGGCAACTAGCTTCTTACGTGCCTCAAACTCAAGTCTGAGCTTATCCCGCATAGTTGGCGAAGCGTTGCGTAACAGCAAATCTTCGTAGCGTTGTAAAGCATTTTCGTATGACTGACGAATATCTTTGTATGTCTTTTGTAAATCAGGGGGTAAGCCAGTATATACAGAACGCAGTCTACGATACTCTGCCGCATTAGCAGCCGTAGGTTTAAAGTTAGGATCAAGAGGGTCTACTTGCGCAAGACGAGCATCGACTGCCATGTCGTTCATACGTTCAGCGGCTTTTGGATTGGCTTTTACTGCCTCACTAAATCGCTTATAGTTATCGTTGATCTGTTTGATTTCTCTTTCTTGCTGACCATTACGCTTCTCAAGAGCATCAATTAAGGTCTGAATAGAGGGTAGTTCTTTGCCATAGATCGTATTAAGGTTATCTAAACGAAGCAAACCCATACCAGCTTTGAGTACGCCATAATCTTGAACGTTACTAAAGAAGTTTTTGGTTTGCTCTACAGTGCGCCCTGCCAAAGCTGGCATACTCTGACCAATTTGACCTACTGCTTGGAAAGCTTTATTTACGCTGGGACCTACACCATGGTACATCTTGTCAGCATTGTTAGCTTCTACGTCGCCAGATAGGTCAATGATGTCGCTGATGGTGCGTAAGCCCTTATCGTATGCAGAAGTACCCTTACGGAACCCAAAGAATTCGGCAAGTACCTGCATCATGCGTTGGAACATATTGCCACCACGGGGGGCTTTGATAGCCTTACGCGGGGCTTGGACATCAGGACTGCTTATTAATTGAGCA